AAGCACCAGTCAACAGTCTTAATGGCCAATTCGGCCTGGCCCAGCAGGCGCAAGACACGATCAACGACGTGTCCCGCAAGATCCAATCGGAGGGCTGGTCGTTCAATACCGACTTTGAACGCTTGCTGCAGCGGGACGCAGTGACCAACGAGATCAGCGTCGGCACCAACGTCAGTCGAGTGCGAGTGGACATCTTCAGCTACCCCGACATTGACGTCGTGCAGCGGGGGGCCAGGCTTTACGACCGGCGGGCTGGCAGCTACGAGTTCACCGAGGACTTGTACGCCGACGTGACCTACATCCTTGAGTGGGACGAGGTGCCTGAGCACGCCCACCAATACTTCACCATCAAGGCTGGCCGCCAGTTGCAAGAGGCGATCCTGGGATCAGCCGACCTGTCGCGCATTAACGCAGCAGCAGAGGCTGAAGCCCATGCCCTGTTCATGGAGGAGGAGACGTCCAGTGCCGGCCACAACGTGTTGCGGGGGAACCCCAACCACGCGGACGTCTTCATGACCTTCAAGCCCGCTCGGGCCCTGCGTCGCTAAGCCATGCCACTCATCAGCAGCTCCATTCCGAACCTCATCAATGGGGTCAGCCAGCAGCCGGCGGCTTTGCGCCTGGCGTCCCAGTGCGAGCAGATGGTCAACTGCATGGCCAGCCCAGTGGAGGGCCTGAAGAAACGACCGTCAGCCCAGCACATCGCCAAGTTGTTCAATGGGTCAGCTGGTGCCGGCCGGCCGTTCACGACCATCGTGGACCGGGACGGAACCATCAAGTACCTGGTGTTGATCCAGGACAACGCCATCAAAGTGTTTGGGCTTGATGGATCCGTCAAGACGGTGACCACCCCAGACGGCACGTCGTATCTCGACATCACGGGTGAACCCAGCTCCACGTTCCGGGTGGCGTCGGTGGCTGACTACACGTTCATCGTGAACCGTGAGAAGACGGTGGCCATGTCAGGCACGACGTCGCCCACATGGGGCACCAAAAGCATGGTGTTCATCAGATCCGCTGAGTACGCCACCACGTACAGCATCACCGTGAACGCCACCACGGTCAGCTACGAAACCTTGCCGGCTGGTGGCAAGCGGATGTCAGCCACGTACAGCAGGAGCTCCAACACGGTCACGGTGACCGCTACGGCCCACGGCCTGGTTACTGGTGACCAGGTGGACATGAGCTTCACCAGTGGCTCTGGCACCGCTGGCACGTACACGATCACGGTGACTGGTGCCGACACGTTTACGTACGCGGACCCGGTGGGTGGTACGACGTCAGGCAACTGCACCGTCGTCCATGAGCCGAACTACAGCCCGAGCACGGTTGAGATTGCTGCGGCCCTGAGGACCGCCTTGGCCACAGCACTGGGCGGCACGTTCACCGTTACCAACGGGGCCGGCCAGTACGTCGTGCGAATCACCAAGAACGACGGCACTGATTACACGTTGAGCTCCACCGACACCAAGACCGGCCTGGCCAGCGTCGCCATCAAAGGAACCATCGACAGCATCAGCGACCTGCCCGTCACCGCTGAGCACGGGTTCATCGTTGAAATCACGGGGGCCGCGGCCACTGGCGCCGACGACTACTACGTGAAGTTTGTGGCCAATGCGGGCTCTGGCTTCGGCCATGGTGTCTGGCAAGAGACGGTGGCCCCAGGCATCACGTACCTGTTCGATGCGACGACCATGCCGCATGTGTTGATCCGCAACAACGACGGGACCTTCACGTTTCAGAAGTTCACGTGGGCCGGCCGGGTTGCTGGTGATGCCACCACCGCGCCGAACCCCAGCTTTGTTGGGTCCACCATCCAGAACGTCAACTTGTTCCGCAACCGGCTGGTGCTGCTCGCTGACGAGAACGTCATCACGTCGGCCGCTGATTCGTACGACCGGTTCTGGCCCGAGTCAGCACAAACCGTGGTCGATTCGGACCCCATTGACTTGAGTGCCGGCAGCCGCAAGATCAACTTCCTCATGGCCAGCGTCGCGTTCTCGAACGTGCTGCTGTTGTTCAGTCGGCACGGCCAGTTCCGGTTGGACTCAGGATCCAGCACCGGCCAATCCTTGACCCCTAAGACCGCGGCAGTCACCCAGGTCACAGCGTTCGAGATGGGCGACGTCGTGGACCCCGTCATCGTGGGTCGCACCATGTACTTCGCCGTGCCCAGGGGGGACTTCAGTGGGCTGCGGGAGTTCTTCCTGCCGGATGCTTCGGGCCCGGTGCCCACATCGGAGGAGGTGACGTCGTCGGTGCCACGGTTCCTGCCCGGCAACCTATGCAGCCTGGTGGCGACAGCTGCTGAAGAGGCTGCGTACGTGGTGTCCAAGGACCAGCCGACCCGGCTCTATGGGTACAAGTTCCTGTTCGAGGGCGACAAGAAGCTGCAGAGCGCCTGGGGGTACTGGGAAACCAACGGTGGCAAAAGCATCATCGGCATCGACATGGTGGACAGTGACCTGTACCTGGTGGTGCAGTATTCCAACGGGGTGTACCTAGAGCGCGTGGTGACCCGGCCCGAATCCGTGGACGCAGGCACCCAGGTGGAGCTCCTGCTCGACCGCAAGGCCACTGAGGCCAGCTGCACCGTGGCCCTCACAACGCCAAGCGGGCTCGACACCCAGAGCACCATTACCTTGCCGTACCCGATTGACGTGGCGAACAGCGCCATGGCTGTGGTCGGTCGTTTCTATGCGGGCAACAGCTTGGCCCACGGTCAGGTCGTACAGATCTTGTCGTCGACGGCTGCTGGTGGTGCTGGTGGCATGGGCACCCTGACAGTCCGCGGGGACCTGACAGCCGCCAAGTTCTACGTGGGGGAGACCTACGACATGCTGTACGAGTTCAGTGCCCAGTTCCTGAAGGAGCAGCCGCCTGGCGGTGGCATGGCCGTGATCGCTGGACCGAAGCTGCAGCTGCGCACCTGGACCGTCGTGTTCGACAAGACGTCGGCCTTCAACCTGCGGGTCACACCTCGGGGCCGGGACGCCATGACGTACCCGTACACCGGGTTCGAGATCGGGGACCAGGAGGTGGCATTGGGGGAACTGGCGCTGCGGACATCCAAGTTCCGGGTGCCCGTCATGGCTCAGAACATCGAAGCCAAGGTTGAGATCATCAGCTCCAGCCCCCTGCCCTGTCGCATCCAGTCTGCAGAATGGGAGGGTTGGTACCACACCCGCTCCGCACGCCTGTGAACACGCCGTACACCAGGCCCACCCGGGTCTCTGACATTCCGTACGTGGCGGAGTTCATGCGGGAGGAGGACGTGGCTGAGGTCCGGGCCCAGTCCGGCCAGACGCCACAGCTGTCCCTGCTGCACTCCTTCTTCAAGGGGGACCCGTGCATGACGATGATCGGGCGGGACGGTCGGCCCATGGGCATGTGGGGGGTGGTGCCGGAACGGACCGACGTCGGGTGCATCTGGATGCTGTGCACCGATGACCTGGCCCTGGACCGGCTCAACGCCATGCGGTTCCTACGGGAAGCCAGGGTCCACCTGGACGCGATACAGGCTCGGTACCGGGTCCTATGCAACCTTGCGGATGCTCGTAATGTGGTGCATATCAGGTGGTTGCGCTGGATGGGGTTCACCTTCATCAAGTCGCACCCACAGTTCGGGACAGAGGGTCGGCTGTTCCTTGAGTTCGTGAGGATCTAACGCCATGTGTGGAGCTGCTGCAATCATCATGGGCGTCATGTCGGCTGGCCTAGGCATCGGTCAGTCGATCGCTGGCGCCCAGGCGGCCCAGGACCAGGTTGCTTTTGCAAACGCCCAGGCCCAGCAGGGCTTTGCGTACCAGCAGATGCAGGCCAGCTCCGCCCGGAACTTTGAGCAAATGAAGGCGAATCAACAAGAAGAAATGATGCGCATAAACCGTATGCTTGCTGATAATTCTTATTCCGATGAGATCTCCCAGCTCAACCTTAGGCTCCAACAAGAACAAGCTGCATCCAGTCAGGAACAACAGAAAGGCGCGATTGCTGGGCTTAAAGCGCGTGGGGAAATTGCGGCTTCTGGACGCCTTGGCAACACTGTGGACAATCTGGTGGCAGATGTCTACCGCCAGCAAGCGCAGTTCGACTTCGCCACCAGCCAGAACCTTGCGTTCACAGGTGACCAGATCCAACAACAGAAACGTGGGGTAGCGGCCCAGCGTGGGTCCAGGATCGCCAGTCAACAGGCGTACATCAAGCAGCCGGTACTGGACCCCATGGAGCCCATGTACCAGAAGTCGCCCAGCATGTTGCCGTTCATCTTGCAGGGGGCTGGAGCCATCGTCAGTGGCGTCAGCACTGGCATCAGCACGCAGGCGTCGCTCGACAAGATCAGGGCAGGGCAACCACCAGCTGTTGGCCCTGTCGCCAAAGCGGCTGGCGTCGTCCCCCGTGCCGGTTACTTCGGCCCCGCGTACTAAACCATGGCACGTATCTCCACCGGCCAGTCCTACGGCGACACCAACCGTTCAACGGCAGCGCAGCTCCTGGGCGGCATCCCGACTGACGCGACGTCTGGTGCTATTGCCCAAGGGACCATCAATGAACCGGCCCTGCGGCCACAGGCGGCACCGGTGTCCACGTACCAGCAGGTGGGAGCTCCAACGATCAGTGGTCCCGTCAAGTTCTTTGCGCCACCGGACCTGCCGACCCCAAGCCAAGACCTGGCCAGGCTCGCGTCGGTGCTTGGGACGTTCAGCCCGATCCTGAACAACTTGGGTGAGGGCTACGTCCAGAAAAAGAAGGACGAGGACGCTCGAGCCCAGATGGCTGGGCAGATGGCAGCACAGCAGCTGCAGCTCACGGCCCCCGGCCAAGACTTCATCGCCGCCCGGGACAACCTCTGGCGTCAGGCGCAGGCTGGCGACGCTGGCGCTGCAGTGGCGTACCAGCAGATGCAGGCCCTGAGTCCCCTGCAGCAGGCCTACGCCCAGCGGTACGCCGGCCAGGCGGTGACGCGGGAAGACATCGCCACAGCCGTCGATCGCTACAACGGCATCACCCAGATTGGGGGGACCCCCGTTGAGGAGATCCCCCCGGGGGACCCACGGCTCTCTGCACTCAAGGCATCCATGTACCGGGTCCCGTCCAACGACCCGGCCGGGTTCATGGAGCTGATACCCCTGATCGCCGCCAAGAACGGTGAGATCGACCGGGCCCATTTCGCCCTGCACCTGGCCTGGAAAGAGCGTGGCGCCCAGGCGGCCACCCAGGGGGACCTGGCCAGCCATTTCATGGGCAAGCCCAGCGCCACCAGCATCGTGGCCAGCCAGACCCGGATGCTCACGGACGCAAGAATGAAGCTTGGGCCGGACCAGTACCAGAAGTTCGTGGCCAACTACCCGGACTGGTTGGCGGCTGCCGTGCTCTCGGGAAGCATGGGCAAAGGCGGCAAGCCCGACCTCGCCCGTTACTACGCCTTGGCTGGTGTCGCAACCGAAGCCTTTGGTCGGGTTGGGGCTGGGCCCAACGGTGAGCTGCTGATTGATTCGCTGGGGGCCAAAGGTGGTGTGGCCGGGCAGCTGGCGTTCACGCAGAAACTGATGTCCCAGGTCAAGTCATTCGCCGGCGACGTCGATGCGTTCAGCGGCATGATCGGCGAAAACCGGGGCCAGGCCCTGGTGGATGCCACCAAAGTGGGTGACCCGTCTCTGACCCCAGCGCAACGCGACGCAGCACTGGTGCAGTTTGGTGTCAGCGTCAATCAGATCAAAGACCCGGTGCAGCGCAAGGCAGCTGAAGCCGTGGGTCGTGCTGCGTACAGCTCGGCCAACGCATTGTTCACGGCCCCGGTTCAGGCCCAGGCCGAACGCGAGAACCTGTTCTCCTACGACAAAAGCCCAGCGGTCGAGATCAAGCGGATTCAGGGTTTGGTGCAATCCGGCCAGATGGCACCCGAGGCCGGCAACCGGCTGATCGCCAACTACCGGCAGGTGGAAGGGGTTGAGATGCGGCCATGGGTCAACGCATCCAAAGAAGCCGTTGACCTGGCCATGAAGAAGGAGATAGATCTTGTCAAGCAGGAAGCCTCAGAGGAAGGTACAAACATCAGCCAGCGCGAATCCCAGTTCTTGATTCGACGCAAGGCTGAGCTCACCGGCGACGTCGAGATGATGCGTCGCAAAGCATTGTCCGATGGCTCTGGTGTCGCCGGGTTCAGGGACCAGCTGGGTGCGTTCACGGCCAAGCTGCTGCCCCAGGCCCCGAAGCCAATCAGCCCCAACGCCAAGCCGCGGTTCACCAGCCCAGAGCAATGGCGGAGCAGCTTGGGTGGATCTGGCATCGGAGGCCCCGGCAACAGGGCGGCCAATTACCAGCTGCGGCAGATCGTCGACAACGGCCTGGTGATGCCAGAGGGAGCGTTCAACAAGAACTTTGAGGCCTGGATTGAGCGCGGCGAGATGTCGGACGCCATGAAGCTGATGATCAAGCGCAGTGGGTACGGGGCCAAGCCGTCGCAGTTCTGGCGCAAGCAATGGAGGAACCACTACGGCGAGAAGACCCCAATGCCGGCCGAGTACGAACAGAACATCCCGTTGCGCGACCAGATGAAAGTCAGCTACGACGCGGGTCCGGCTGGTGGCCCCAATCCCGTGACGCAGGTGGCAATGGCCCAGAGCAACTTCTTCCAGGGCCTGGCCGCTGGTGTCGCAAATGCTTTGACGATGACGGCACCGGCCGCGGCGACAACGCTGCCACCTCGCATTTCCGGCCAGTGGTCGAATGGCCCCGCAGTGCTTGGCAACCATCCAGACACCGGCACCGGCTACACCATTCCTGGGGCAAAGGACGAATTAGGGCGCCCGCCTATCTTCAGCCAAGAAGGCGCCAATAGCTTCGCCGCAATGATGCGTGATTCCGGCGGCCGGGTAAAAGCCAGTGACATTGCTAGCTCGCGTCGGTCCGCTGGCAAGAACCAGGCCGTGGGCGGTGCCGCTGGCTCCCAGCACTTGAGCGGTAACGCCATCGACATTCACGGAGCTTCGATCTCTTGGATTCGCAAGAACGGCGCCAAGTACGGCTGGTACGTCAATGACTACCCGGGCACCCATGGTGGGCACGTGGAGTTCCGCGGCGCTTAAGGGCTTGGCGCAATTCAGGCGGTAACGTCATTACATACAGGTCGCTGATCCATGCCTTACAAAGTCACCACCGACAAAGACGGCAAGACACAGGTCGTCGTGACCGGGTTCGACCCGACCAAAGCCAAGAACCCGGCCCAGCCCAAAAGCCAGGCGACAACCATGGGCGCGGACGTCGGGGCCCTTAGTGAAAACCTCAGTTCCCTTGGTCGCACGGCAGTCAAAGGGCTTCGAGACATAACCCAGAGCGTGCTGGGCAACCTGCCAGCTGATGAGTTCGCCGACAAGGGCTGGACGGCCCCACGAAAACCAGGGGCCCCAGATGCACCGATCCTGGGTTTCCTGCCCCCATTGCCCAAGGTGCAGACCAAAGGCATGGCCGAGGACATTGGCGCTGGCTTGGTCCAGG